AACTGCTTTGAATACTCTATGTATCCGTTGAACTCCTCTCCGAGCCACTTGCCGACGAGCTCTGCGATTTTGTATTCACAGCTCTCCAGTGCATTGGCAAAGTTAACGAGCATTGTTGTGAATTCAAGGTAATCGTACTGTTTCGCAAGGCCAGATTCGGCCTTTGAGTTCGCAAAGTCAAGGTTAACCTGCTTAAAAATCTGTTTTACCAGCATTTCAAGGTAGGATAGATACACCTGAGCGGGGTCTGACGGCGGAGCTATGAATTCCGGTTTTGCACCGGCTTCCGAGTTATACAAGAGTCCGTTATCCGTTGATATGGAAAGGCCTTGATTCTTTAAGGCTTCTACCGAAGCGTCGTCTTTTACCGGGAAGGTCAAGATGGGAAAGGTGTTATCCCTGAGTATCGTCCTTAGCTCGTTTATGGCGTTGTAGAAGTCTTTTTGAAGGTTCGCTATTTCAAGGATGAAGGGGGTCGGAAGTATCTCGTCGTCTTCAATCTGGGTAACGGAAAAAGGTATTACGGGAACTACTCCCAACTTGTGCTCTCCCGAGTCCCTTATCTTGGAAAATTGCTCATCATCCGCAATGAACCACTCGTTTCTTGTGTATTTTCGGTAGATGGAAAATTGGGGATTCTCCGGGTTGGGTTCTCTAAAGACTATGTAGTTTAGGTTACCGAATTCGTCAAGGGAGTAGTCTTGAAGGTGGACGGGTTTCCGAAAGATTATGTATGGAAATACGTTGAGCTCTTTTTCCTCTAAAGCTGTTTCCACCTGAATTCTCGGCTTGTCAACTATTACAAAGATTATCCCGTTAATCAGCGTGAGCTTTAAAAGCCGGTTCATCTTGTCGTCTATGTAGGTTCCTCTTCTGTCGGTATTGTTGATGAAGTTTTCGTACCAGGGAGAGTCGTCCATTTTTCTAATCGGAGACTTTTTGAAAACGTGTCCCGTTATGGAGTCAACTATTTTTTTGCAGAAGTTGAAAAGGACTGCATACTTTTTCCTGTTCTTGAATTTCTGGTCGCTTTCGTTTGGGAACCTCACGAGGTAGCTTCCGTCTAAGTATCCTCCTCTGCCTGTGTAGGAGTCTTTGAGAAACTGATAGTCCAAGTCAAAGTTGATTACAGCCATGGAATTTTTACCCCCTTAAAGATGAAGCTAAATGTCTTTTGGCTTGCTGCATGGACCGCTAAAGCCAAACTCCAAAACCTGTCTGCGTGGGAATCTTTCGTTCCTCCTTCAATTTTCACATTTCCAGATGGAGTTAGTGTTTTCCTAACAGAGTGCAAGTCTTCCCTTAAGTCTGCATCGTCCGGAACTCTTATCAGCCTGTCCTGAAACTTGATTCTGAGTTTCTCTGAAAGCTCTTCTTTCGTTTTTGCCGTGAAGTAAACGGGAATTACCTTGCTCCCGTGTTTTTCTTTCAGTTCTTCTGCAAGCTGCATTCCTATTCCGGTTTCGTCTATTGCTATTTTTCTTGATAGGCCTGCGTAGTGGTTTATGATTGAGAACTGTTCTTTGAAGGTCTTGTTTTTTAGAATCTCCAATCTTCGCAGGTAAAGAATCTCGCCCAATTTTTCAAGGACAGAAATAACAGTCAGGTCGTTTCTCCTTGCAACGTCAACTCCTACAAAAAGTTCTCCTTGAGTCTCGTTTAGGTTTGGAAGGAGTATTTCACTTTTTGGAACTTCGCACGCTTGAATCCACTCGTAGGGCAGAACCGCATCTAACTGGTCTATGAACTCAACCAAATACTCTGTTCTCCATGCGGTCTCTGACTTTATCCCGGCCCTCAATTCCTCAACATCAACGTCTAACCCCTTTTCAACCGCCTCAAAGATGTTTAAGGAGTAACGAAACCACTTAGGGTTGTCTTCTGCTATGCTCCACAGGTAGTAAAAAAGGTCGTTTTCCCCAAGGGAGTAGATATTGCTACGAGCTTGTAGTCCTTTTTCCTCGTGATTATCGGGAAAACTGCCCTGTATATCTCTTCCCACTGGCCGTCAAAGTGGGCAACCTCGTCCATTATTACGTCTCCCGAAAATCCCCTTACACCTGCAGGGTTTGCAGGGAGGGCTATTATTTGAGAACCGTTAGGGAATACAACCTCTAACTTTTTAAGTTCCGTGTCCTCAAAAAACTTTATTCCCGTTACCCTTAAAGCCCTTACGTGGTGCTTCACTTTGTCAACGAAAAGCTTGCTCTGCCTTTCGGTCGGGGAGATTACAACTATCGTGTGGTTGTTTTTTGACAAGGCCCTTATAACAGCCCAGTAGGAAACTACAAAGCTCTTTCCTACCTGTCTTGCCATCTTGATTACGCTGAACTTGTGAGAGTCTATTCCCTTGACTATTTCAACCTGATAGGGAAGGAGAATTCCCCTACGCTCCGTAGATTTGCCTGATTTTGTTGACGATTTCCTCATCTACTTTTCCTTCTTCCATTCCTTTTTGGAGAACTTCAAGAGTCTGTTTTTCCCTTTCCTCTCTAACTTTCTGAAGGTCTGCCATCGTTTTGGCAAGTTTTTGAATTGCAGAGACAAGCTCTGTAGGGTCCTCAAACTCCATTGACTGAATGTCTTTAACGAACTTGAACATGTGGTTGGCGAGCATTGTTCCCATGGTTTCTATAACGTCGGTTGCAGGGTTTTCCCTCAAAGTGTCTATTAAGGCTTTTGTCTCCTCGTATATTTTCTTGTAGTCCTCTGCGGCCTGTGCGTAGGATTTATAAGCCCTGTGGATTGAGGACTTTGAAATGTCGTATCCTTCTGCTCTTAAGATTGCCTCTATTTCCTTAAAGGTTTTCTTTTCGTTTTCATACAGGTAGACGATTCTGGTTATTACGTCCTGGAGGACTGCCTTTTTTCTCCTTGCCATTACTCGTCCTCCCAGAAGGCAATCCCGTTATCGCAGTGGGTTCCTTCAATGAGGTCTATTCCGAAGGGAGTTATCTTGTAGATTTGTAGCCTCTCAAACTTCCTAACAGGATGCTCCACTTCCAGCTCTTTTATGTATCCCTTGTCCCTTAAGTATCCGAGGGCCTTCTCTATGTCTTTAGGTTTCCAGTCCTTGTAGAAAACCTCTATTATTCCAATCTTTTCTATGTCTCTCGGATATATCCTGTGGAGGAAGTCAAGTATCAGTCCTCTGAGAAGTTTTTCCCTCATTTCCTCATCTCCTTGAACGTTTCTATGAACTGTTTGAAGATTTCGGTTATTGCTCCTCTTAGTTCTCTAATGTCTGATTTCCAACCTCCTATGTCGTCGTAATACTGCCTTTTGTCAACTTTTTCTGACAGTTCATATCGGATTTCCTTTTCAAGGTCGTTTACCCTTTTCTCAATTGCCCTTTGAAAGTCCTCAATTCTTTCGTTGGTAGAAGCAAGCTCTTCCTTAAGGTTTCTTACCGAGTAGTAAATCCAAGCTCCGTTTCCCGTTAGTGTCCCCACGAGGACTACAAGTTTCACCCAGTCAATAAACTCCATTGATAGGGTCATGGCTTCTCCTTATCGCTTTCTTTTACCAATCAGGGTAGTCAGTGGATTTTTTGTCCAACAGCTCCAGAAACTTTTGAAGGGACATAGCAACGAGCGGTTCCTTTCTATCGGCCTTGACTACTAAAACGTCGGCTCCTTCAAAGAGGCTGTAGAGGGAGAGTTTTTTCCTCGCCTTGCACTGGATTGAGCCGATTCCCTCTACGTAAAGGTCTGCCTTTCCGAGACTTGCCGCAGACCTTACAACCTCAAATCCTGCCTTTTCAAACTCCTTTTTAACTCTCCTTTCAAGTCTTGTTCCCTTTGCTTTAGCGTTCATTTCGGCACTCCAGGAGTTTTTCCCTCAACTTATAGTAGGTGTAGTCGTTTAAAAGAATTCCCGAAAAGGGAGCTTTTTCTCCCTTCTTTATCCAGTGGGCTTTCACCCTTGAATCGTTTATCTGAACCGTTCCGCAACTGCTAATCGTCAATAAGACGCTTAAGGTTAGAAATAGTTTCCTCATCGTTTTTGTCCTGAAGTTCCTTTATTAGCCTCTGGCGGGCAAGTTCTCCCTTACCCGCCTTTACGGCTTTCACACACAGAGTAAAGAGCTTGATAAGGAGTAAAAACTTGTCCATTAGAGCTTCACCTTCTTGTCTGCCTTTACTCTTCCGTAGATTGCCAAGATTCCGCCTGCTGCTGCAGCAACTGCAGTTGCTATCTGGACTGACTGGTCTGTCAGGAACTTTTGAGTTTCCGGGTCTATCTGGTGTCCGAAGAGGGAGAGGACTGCCGCAATCAGGGCGATGATTCCTCCCCAAATTGTTTTGCTGGCATACCAGGGTTTCTGTTGTTCGTTCATTTTTCCCTCCACTTTTGAGAGTTAGCTAAGACGGTGTCAACGTACCTTTGGTTTACATACCTTCCTGTCTGAGTTTTCCTCGGGCTTCCTGCGTTGTAGGCTGCGATTGCTTTCGGAAGGGAGTCGTACTTTTTGTAGTAGTTGAGGAAGTGCTTTATTCCGTACTTGATTTGGGCGTCTATGTCTTCCGGAACTGCAGTTAGGGGTTTCGTATAGCCCAAAGCCCTGTAGTTTGCTCCCATAAGCTGCATGAGGCCGAGGGAGGTTTTTTGGAGGATTACCTCTGTTTCCGGATTGGTGGTGTAGAACTTGTAAAACCTTTTCGGGGAAACGAGCCATCTGTAGTTAGGCTCGTACCTTGCAGCGTAGGGGTTGAAATTGCTTTCTGTCTCAATAATTCCCATTATCACGGGAAAGAGGTTTTCGTAACCTTTCGGCAGGTGTTCACGAACCTTTTTTGCAACGAACTTAACAAGCGGATTTTCCATCAAAAGTCCTCCATAGCTTTTTCAAACTTT